CTGGGCGGTGCCAATCTGCGCGGTGCCAATCTGCGCGGTGCCAATCTGTGCGATGCCAATCTGTGCGATGCCTATCTGGGCGATGCCTATCTGGGCGGTGCCTATCTGGGCGGTGCCAATCTGCGCGGTGCCAATCTGTGCGATGCCAATCTGTGCGATGCCTATCTGGGCGGTGCCAATCTGCGCGGTGCCAATCTGCGCGGTGCCAATCTGTGCGATGCCAATCTGTGCGATGCCTATCTGGGCGATGCCTATCTGGGCGGTGCCTATCTGGGCGGTGCCAATCTGCGCGATGCCACAATCAACTGGCAAAGCCATGAACTCATTTCTGAGATTTTGTTGCGCGCGGCGGGTAAAGACGTAGATAAACGCAAAATCGCCGGTCTGATTCGCATTTCGACGGATTGGTGCTGGGATGAATTTCTGCGCATTGATGACCCGCTTTCCGAGTGGGCAAAAACCGAACTGGCAAAATGGCTGAAAGATGACGACCCGGAAGATGTCAAAGCCAAATTAAAAGGCGGTGGCGAATGATTGAAAATATCTGCATAGCGGCCATCATTGGCTGCATATTCTGGCGGCATCGGCGGCAACGCGACGAGGAACGCGCGGCGCGACTGGGAATTTAAGCGCGAATGGCGCGCGTGGGAGGCGAAATGATGGATTTTATTCTGCAAAAGCCGATGACGGTGTTTTTCATAATAGCGGGCGCGATGGTGTTGCGCGTGGTGTGGGCGCAGATTCAATGGAACCGCGCGCAGGAGCGGGAGAGGATAATCGCGCTGTTTGGCGAGTGCGGCGATGATGTGGAGCGGTTGCGGAAAATGGGAGTTTGAGAATGAGAAGGCTGCCAATCGTAAACGACACGCAAAACGCGGCGCTGGATTATCTTGCGCGTGGCTGGGCCGTGATGCCGATACTGCGGCAACAGGAAAAGAAACCGGCCATCAAATGGAAGCACTTGCAAACACGGCGCCCGCATGAAAATGAAGTGCGGCACTGGTTCCAAAAAAGCAATTTCAACTTAGGCATCATCACCGGCGCGGTCAGCGGGTTTTTCGCTTTGGATGTGGACGGCGAGGAAGGCTTTGAAACGATTTTGGGGCAGGGCGATTGGCCGCGCACGGTCGAAACTCAAAGCCGCCCGTTTCGACATCAGTTGTGGTTTGCCCTGCCGGACTGGAAAGTCTCGAACGCGGTGAAGTTTCTGCCCGGCCTGGACTTGCGCGGTGACGGCGGTTATGTGCAGGCTCCGCCTTCGATTCATCACACCGGTAGCCGTTATCGGTGGGTCAATCACCCCGACGCCGTGCCGATGGCGAGCGCGCCCGCCTGGTTAGTGCAGCACACGCAAAAACCGGAAATACCGGTTCTGGATGTCAATTTTCCGGCGATAGCGGCACAAGAGCGCGACAAGAAATATGCGTGGGCGGCGCTGGAAAAAGAGTGCGCGAAACTGGCGAGCGCGCCGGACGGGGCGAAGTACTCCCAGCTTCGCCGGTCGGCGATTGCCGTGGCGGGCTTTGTGCCTTCGGGTGCAATCGAAGCGGGAGACATCAAAGAAAATTTACTGAACGTGGTTTTGCCGCGCGCTAAAAACCGGCAGACCGCGATTGAGGGCGTGGACAGCGCGATTGCTTTTGGCATGGCACACCCGCGCGCGATCCCGCAAAGGAACTTGCGATGAAAACTTTTTGGCATATATGCGCGGTGTTGGTGATGGTGCCGGTGGTGCTGGCGCTGGCGGTGTGGGATGTGGTGGTGAACGGATGAACGAACAAGACGAATTGACGAACGCGACACCGAGCGATTTGGATTTTCTGGGGCTTCGCTTAGGGCTGACGCAAATCGAATTAGACGCGCTGCTAAATGCCGATGCGCGCAATACAATCGCCCCGCTAAAAGCTGTCGGCACTCCCGCGAAGCCTGGCAGGCCGCGCGTCCACATCAGCCTGAAGGAAGCGCGTCGCGTGGCTGCTGTGCGCTTCCGAGTGCGAAAGAAGAAGCGCGCGAAACCGGAGCCGCCCTGCGAAGAAATGGAAAGTTGGGGCAGGGCGCATCAGCGAAAATTGCAGGCCAAACATTTTTAAGGAGCGAAACGATGCCGATAACGAGCGATGGAGTTGTGAGCAAGGAAACGAAAGAGCAGTGGCCGAGCGTGCCCAATCCCGGCAGCGATGAGGCGTTGGAATCCGGTTGCCGGTGCCCGGTGCGCTCGCGGAATAACACTATAAATCTGCACCCTTGCGAGTTCGTAAATGTTCTTGGATGAGATGCACGATTTGAGCGTTTACGCTTCGATTTTCTCGCTTAGCCATTCGAGCAATTTCGGCATGAAGCGATTTGTCAATTCGTAAAGTAAAACGAATTTCTTTAGTTTTCATGACACTAAATATACGCCAATTTGACACTTAGCGCAAATGGTGTCATAATAGTGTCATGGAAACTAAGATTTGCACCCGCTGTGGCAAGACGTTGGAAATGAAACATTTTAATTTTCGCAAGCCTCCTCGTGTCGAGTACAAAGACACTTGCAATCAATGCCGTGCTCCAATGAGCGAAGATGCACGTTTTTGGAGTAAGGTGTCGAAGTCGCCAGATGGCTGTTGGGAATGGACGGCGGGACGATTATTTGAAGGTGACTATGGCGCTTATCGTTATCAAGGGCGGACACAGCGCGCTCACAGAGTAAGTTGGGAAATGCTCTTTGGCAAAATTCCTGAAGGCTTTGTCATATGTCATGCGTGTGATAATCCTCGTTGCGTGCGACCGGAACATTTGTTTTTGGGAACTCATAAAGACAATATGCAAGACATGGTACGCAAAGGCCGTGCGCGTCCGCTTGCAGGAGAGCACGCGCCTGCTGCGAAATTATCTAAGTTAGACGTTAGTCGGATTCGACGCAGGTATGCAAAAGGGAAAGTTTCACAGGCCGAATTAGCGGAAGAATATGCGTTACATCCTACCCAAATTAGTCGAATTATAAATGGCCGAAAATGGAAACATTCCTTCAGGGGAATCATAAAACCCATTCGTCCAATCGTGAACAAAGGAACTCGTCACAAAAAGGGTGAGATAAATCCTTTGGTGCTGTGCGATTGTGGATGCGGTGAAAGATTGAGCAGATATGACAGATACGGGAGGCCGAGAAAATATATTCGTGGTCATAGCTTGAAGCGCAAGCAATGCGATGAGCAAAAAACATTGGAATTCTAACAACGGGCATGGCAAAGGCTACATGGGGCAGGCGGGTATTTTTGCGATGAATTTGGATTGCCCGTTGCATGGATTTGGGGTGAACGAATGAACACAGAAATCAAAGACGGGTTTACGAAGATTGAAAGCGAAAAACAGTTGCGGGAGCAGCCGGATGGGTTTTACATTTTTGTCAATAAGGGTGGCTTGGAATCGCGCGCGATCAAGCGCCATGACGTTTGGGCGGATGCAGCAGGTCAATGCGCGCCGGGGCTGTTAGCACGGTATTACATCGCCTTTCGCCACGTCCCCGACGCCGCGCCGGTGGCTGAGGAAGTCGAAATTCTTTGCGCCGGATGCGGCAAAAGCGCTGCAATTTATATCACGAATATGAAACAGTATTTTTGCCATGTAGATTGCTGCAAAAAATGGCAGGGTTGCTGCGCTTCTGACGCCGCGATGGTGGCTGAAACACCTGATGGCGGGTTTGAAAAGAAAACCGAGTTTGGCGGGCGCTCGCTTGATGAGTTGGCTTATGCGACGGGCGCGGGAGTGCCTACTACGCCAATCGCACAGGAACTTGTTCGCGCGTATGCCGAGATTGACCGGCAAGCCGCCGAACTCGCGCAACTCAAAGCCGCGCGGGAATGGCAGCCGGTGACAGTTGAAGCGTTGGAAGCCGCGCCGGATGGGACTTACGAACTTATCAAAGGAAATCCGGCATATCTACTGGCGGCGGTGAAGCAGCATTGTAATTGGTGGGTGTCGGGCTTCGATGGCGTGCGCAGCAGCAAGACTCTCTCCGAATTTGAATATTCCCACTTCCGCCTCATCACCCGCGCCGAAGATTTCACGCCGCCTGAAAAGAAAATCACGCTGAGCGGCGAATACACTCGCGCGGAGTTGGAGCGGATTTTGAAGGAGCGCGAATGAAAACACAACAAATGACGCGGGCGCAGTTGCGGGAAGCGATTGCGGAATTGCGGGGCGAGGATAAATGTTTTGCCGTAACTACTGACAAACAACGCCGCGAAATTGAGTTTTATAACCTGTCAAAAGAATATTTAGATATTCCAGAAGTTAAGGTTATGCCCGATTATCTCGGCAGCATGGATGCCGCGATGCCGTTGTTGCGCGAGTTGCCTTTGGCCCACATGGAATATGTAGGAGATGCAATTTTATTTATCGCATTCCAGTCTAAACGGACAGGAAAAATCGAATTTCACGAAGGACGAACTGGTAATGAAGCCGAAGCCATCGCGTGCGCGTGGTGGCAGTGGACGACCCGCGAGATTGTGGAGATTTGCGAATGAAAACACAAACGATGCCAAAGCCGGTTAAGGCTAAATTGAGTTTCGGGCAACGGGAGCGGTTGCGCTTGCGCCGCGACTTCGAGCCGCTTGTAGAGTACTCGTTTGCGCGTCCACTTTGCCAGAGCGCAAACGTGCTGACGTTCCGTTTTCCGATGCCGCCCAATAAGGCGAACGGTCGCGGCGCGTGGCGCGTGGATTATTCGTTGCGCGAGTTATTTTTCGAGCAGTGCGATTATCTGGCGGAACATCGTTTTTTACCGCCGTCGCCGCCCGTGCCGTTTGAGCGCGCTACAATCAGCGCCGAGCTATTCCTCAAGCGCGAAATGGACGACGACAACGCAATGGCGCGCCTCAAGCATATCAGCGATTGGTTGGTGAAGCGGGGCTACATTGTGGACGACAAGCGCAAATGCCTGACGTGGGACGGCATTCCGATTCAATCGAAAACAGGTGGCACGGTGCAGCGCGTGGGCGTAGTTTTAACAAGGAGCGTGACGGCATGAGCAAAGCCGATGCGCACAAATTGCAGGAAAAACAAATGTCAAGCGGCTGCATCGGTAAGCGCCGCTATCAAAGCGAAGCGGCTGCACAACAAAAAGGACAGCAAATTTACTACTGCATTTATTGCTTTGGCTGGCATCGCGCGAGCATCAAAAAAGCCGCGCCGCAAACCACCAAAAACGGCCTTGCGCGGTTGCCCGGCCATAAGCCCAAAGCAAAACCGGCTTGCAATCATGCGGCGCAAATCGAATCGCTCAAAACCAAAAACGCGGCGTTGGGACAAGAAATCGAAAAGCTCAAAGCCGCGCTGATTCGACGCAAGCAAGAAACGCGCGTCTGGCAGCGACGGTATGAGCGAACGATTGAAGGGCGATTGGTGAATTGTTACCACGCCGCGCGCAAGCGTTGGCGCAAGAGGAGCGTGACGCCATGAACGAGCCTTTGCAGTTTTATTCGCCCGATGACGTGGCCGTGCAAACCCACGCCGAGGTAGGGTAATCCTACCCGTGTGGTACAATAAAATACCCCGACCATTTTTCACTGCGCCGACGCCCTGCCTCAAGAGATGCCCTGCGTCGAGAGTTCTACCCCCGACACGACACGACAAGGAGAACGCACTATGCACGAAAACGAGCCTCACGAGCCGTTTTTCGGCGGGTTTGCGGCGCATGAGCTTTTAGACGCGCCGCCCACATCCCACCAAAACGGCAACGGCAACAATAGCAACGGAATGGAACCCCAAAAACCAAAAGCGGCAAGCGGCATCAACAGCCGCACCAACTACCCCGTTCACACCCAGTTTGAAATTATCCTCGACCGCCTGAAAAAGTTTCGTTTGGTGCTTTCGGATACCGGGCAGCCCTACATCGTTGTGCCCCTGAAAGGCCATTTGACGCCGCTTTTTATCGGCGACGGCGAGTTTGACGATTATTTGAGCGTCCTCGCCGAGCGCGAAAAAATGATACTCAAAAGAGACGCGCGCAGCATGGTCAAGCAGATTTTGCGCGGTCATTGCAGCGAACGCGGCGAGCCGGTTGAACTCGCACTGCGTATGGCCGGAAGCGTGCAGGACGACAAACCGCACTTTTATGTGGATTTAGGCGATACCCAGCGCCGCCTCGTTCGGGTCACTGCCGACGGTTGGGAGGTTTTGGAAGGCGAGGCCGCTAACCGCGTGCCGGTGATGTTTCGCCGTTTGCACGCGATGCTTCCGATGCCGGTGCCGGCGCGTTTGGATGACGCAGAGCGCGCCGCAGTCTGGCAGGAGTTCCGTGACCTGATACAGCCGGGCAGCGAGGAAAACTGGGTCAAGATGATAGCGTGGATATTGAACTGTTTTCGCGCGCCCACCGCGCCGTATGTCGGGCTGTGCATCAACGGACAAGAAGGCAGCGGCAAGACCACGCGCTCGCGGATGCTGCGAATGCTGGTTGATCCTCACCGCATGAAGTTGATTGGTGAGGTGCGCGAGCGCAAGGATTTCGAGCCGATAGTCAATTCGACGTTTGCGCTGGCTTTTGAAAACCTCTCGCGCATCGAGCAATGGCTTTCGGACGCGCTCTGCATGATCGCCACCGAAGGCTGCTTTCCGGTGCGCACGCTGTTTACCACGATGGATTTAACGATTATGACGGCGCTGCGCCCGATGCTGGTGAACGGCATCACCGATTTTATCCAGCGCCCGGATTTGAAGCGCCGGTTTTTGTTTTGCGAAGTGCCGCCGTTTGGCAGGGGCATCCAAAAAGTCGGGGACAAAAAGCTCGCGGCGCAATTTGAGGCTTTGCAGCCGCGTTTGATGGGCGCGATATTCGATGCAGTCGCGGCGGCAATGCGGCATAGCGAGGACGAAGAGATCGCGGCGCTCGACTGGGGCGAAGGCATACCGGACTTTGCGGCGGCGGTGGCGGGCGCGGAAAAAGCCGGAATGCTGCCCTGGAAAGAAAACGGCCACTGGCGCGCGGTGTATCTTGAAAGTATGCAAAATACGGCGGCGGCATCCCTGAATGAATCGCCGGTCGCGCAGGCGGTGATCGCTTTGCTGGACTGGTGCGAGGCAACAACCGGGCAGGCGCGGTTCGTGTCCGAAGCCTCTATGCTGTATCCGCGCGTAACGCAGGTGGCGGCATGGCAGATGCTTTTGCGCGATGAAATACTGGAAACCGAGTATCGCGGCGAAGGCGGCAGTTGGATGCCGGTGTTTTCACCCACGCAAAAAGCCGAGCATATCCGCGACCTGACGCCCGTTTTGGATTTGCGCGAATTGATTCCCGAACACGCGCGGCATAACCTGAACGAAAAAGGCGCGCGGGCGCTGTCAAAAACCAACTGGCCGAAAAGCGCCATCGCCTTCGGCCAAAAACTGCGGCGTGAACAAGCCGGGCTGCGCGCGGCGGGCGTGGAAATCAAAAAGCCCTACGGCAACCACAGCACAACGTGGATACTGGAGCGACTGCCAAAAATCGAGGACGACAAGGACGGTAACCGCGATATTTTCGATGACGAGTAGGGCAGCATTTGTGACGCTGTAGAAACGAAAAAACCCGCCGCGCTTTTTCCTGGAAAGTCGAAGCGCGGCGGGTTTGCAGAATCCGATTGCTCGAACTCATATCTAAAACTAACTATACCGCATTTTGAAAAATCCTGTTAAGGCCTACTTTCGGTGATGGTGGTGGCTTCCGTTTCGGCGATTGGCGCGTTGCGGCGGGTGGCGTTCCAGAACAAAACATCTTCGCCGCGAAACACAAAGCCGAAACTTTTTTCCTGCGCCGGCAGGTGTCCGGCGTGCCGCGCGTTGTGAACCGCCTGACGCGAAACGCCGACGGCATCCGCGACTTCGGTGGCGGTGTAGATTTCAGCGGGCTGGATTTCTATTTTCATCATCGCATTTTCCTTTTTGTAGTATAATCATTTTATCGTTTTCCTTGTCGAGCAAAAGCCAGGCGCGTTTCCTCACCGCGCCCGGCTTTTGCATTTTCAGACGATGTACTCTTTCCCGGCATCGGTCAAAATGCGCCCGCGCGGGGTGCGCGCCATCAGGCCGATCTTCAAGAGATACGGCTCCACCACGTCCGAAAGCGTGGTCGGGTCTTCGAGCATGGTGGCGGCAAGGGCGTTCAAGCCGACCGGCTTATTGTTGTAAACCTCGTGCATCACGCGCATCGCTTCGCGGTCGAGCGCCGTTAATCCGATACTATCAATCTCTTCGAGTTGGAGTGCGAGTTCGCCCAATTCCGCCGTGACGCGGCCATCGCTTTCCACGAGCGCAAAATCATAAGCGCGCGTTAAAAGCCGGTTGGCGATACGCGGCGTGCCGCGCGAACGTTGCGCCAAAAGCCGCGCGGCATCGGGGTCAAGCTCTGCGCCGAGTACTCCCGCGCTGCGGGCGATGATGCGCGCGAGTTCGTCCTCGTTGTAGTATTCAAACTGCTGCTGCAATCCGAAGCGGTCGCGCAATGGGCGCGAAACTTCGCCGGGGCGGGTGGTGGCTCCGACGAGCGTAAACGGCGCGAGCGTTTTTTCATACGAGACGCCCCAGACGCTTTCGGGCACGCGCATTTTGCCGTCTTCCATCGCGCCGTGCAGGATTTCTTCCACGTCGCGCGAAAGGGCGTGGATTTCATCGACGAACAGCACCACGCCGGCGGGCAGGGCTTCGAGAATTTTCACCATCTCTTCGGGCTTGGCAATCGCGGGCGCGGCATGGGTGATAAGCGCCGCGCCCAGTTCATGCGCGATAATCGCGGCGAGCGTGGTTTTACCCAGTCCGGGCGGGCCGGTGAGCAAGACGTGATCGAGTTGCACATTGCGGATTTTCGCGGCGCGCAAGGCCACGTTCAGGCGCGCGGTGACTTTGGTTTGTCCGGTAAATTCTGCCAGAGACGGCGGGCGCAGTTGGTTTTCATTCATAGGAGTACTCCTTTCTGATTAAAATTGTGTCGCTTTTTCAATCGCGGCGCGGGCGGCGTCCAGCCAATCGGGTTTTTCGGCGGCATCGGCAAAGCCTTCGCCCCAGTTCGCGGCGTGCTGCAAAGCGACCAGCAGGTCGGGCGCGGCGGCCATCAGCGCGGCATTGGCGCGATCTTCAGCGTAGTCGGCGTCATAATAGCACACATAAGCATGAGTTTTGCCTGTGTCCAGCGAGTAGATATGGCCTTCTCGCGTGTTCCATTCGCCCGGCGTGTGCTGCGTGGTTTCGTTCGTCGTGTTCATGGGTTTTCCTTTTGCGGCTAAATGAGATTTTTTGCGGCTTAAAACAATTCGACTTGCCCGTTGGCGTCGGGCGTCGGGCAATCGCCAAACATCGAAAACTCGATTTCTGCGGCAGCGCGGCGCGTTTTAAGAATGCGCTCGCAGTCCTTTTTCTGCGCCTGCAGCGCGCGTTTTTCAAAATCCTTGTCGGCATTGGTGCGCGCATCGGTTGGCGCATCAGTCAAAAAACTTTTTTGCATGATGTCTCCTTGACGGCGTTTTTGAGTGAGCGCAGACGCGCGTTTTGATATTTGAGCGCGGCGCTTGCCGCGTCGTAATTTTGGGCGCGGGCAGCTTCATCGCGGGCGGCATGGTAAAAAATATCTGCGCGCTGCCATTCGTATTTCAGCGCATCGGGCGCAAAACAGAGCGCGTCTGCAATCGCGCAACAAACCACGCGGCGAACGCGACCAAACGCGGCATCGAACGCGGCCAGTCGTTGCGCCCTCGCCTGGGCGCGCTGCGTTGCGGCCTGCTGCGCCTTTGCCTGCTGCGCTTGCGCGTTTTTGATTTTGGGCGCGCGGCATGGTGGTTTGGGCGCGTATATGCTGCGCTCATCCGTTAAAATCGGTTCGGGCTTGAGTTCGGGCGGCGCGCTGCTATGCCATTCCGGTTCCAGTGCGACGGCGTAATTTTCAGCGTTGTCGGGCGGCGCCGGCTTTGGTGGCGCGGGTGGCGTCACTTCCGGGAGTGTCGTGAGCGTTGCCAGTGGATCGAAACGCGCGCGCGGCATATCCGCCGGCGGCATCTCGGGTTTGGCGGCATCCGGCGCGAGCGGGTTAAAGCGGGCGCGCGGCATATCCGCGCGCGGCATATCCGGTTCATCCTCGAACGGGTCTTGCCAATCGTCTAATTCGGCATCGTCCAGTTCCCAAATTTCCCGGAACTTGTCGGCGGCATCTACAAGATTTATACTCATTTTGCTTTGTTCCCTCCAGGATTAAAGCGAAGCCGGGCGCGAAACTTTTCAGAGGTGCGCGCCCGGCTTTTGGTTTTAAGCCGCCAAAAGCTGCATTGTTTCAGCGTCCATCACGGCCTGACGCATATTGACGCCCGCCACTGCTAAGGAACCTTCAGGAACCGCGCCCAGCGCGATCTCTTCAGCGATAGCGGCATCCAGAGCGAAGCGCGCCGCGATATATTGTGCCGCTTCGGAAACTTGCGGCGCGCAAACTTCAATCGCGCGAAAGCGAGTTTCCAAACGACCGCCGGAAGCGGCGCGCAGTGCGCCGTACTCGTTTGTTGTGGCGAGTACGGCGAAGTTGCGCGGCAGATAATCCAGGTACGTTAAAAGCTCGTTTTTCGCCGCCGGGCTTGCTAAATCCAATTCGTCAATCCGCTTCACGGTCCAATCGGCGAACAAATTGCCGTACACGGCTTTAGCGCGCCAATCGCGCAATTTTTCAATGGTGAGCGATTGACCGTTTACGTGTTCTATCGCCGCGACCGCGCCGCCGGTTAATTCTAAAGCGATCCGGTCGGATATATCCGATTTTCCGACGCCCGGCGCGCCGTGCAGCAAAAGCGAAAGTTTATCAGCGCGCCCGGCCAAAACGCGCCCGGCTTGAAAAACTTTGGCGGCGTGTCCCACTAACTGTAAACTGGTGTTAATCATTGTTTCCTCCAGGAAATTGAAAATTTTACGGCATCGCCGCGCGGGCATCGAAGCCCAAAAGCGCCCAACATCACGCGCGCGGCATATCCGGTTCATCCTCGAACGGGTCTTGCCAGTCGTCTAATTCCGCGTCGTCCAGTTCCCAAATTTCCCGGAACTTGTCGGCGGCATCTATAACATTTATACTCATCGTGCTTTATTCCCTCCAGGTTTAAGGCAAGGCCGGGCGCGAAACTTTTCACAGGTGCGCGCCCGGCTTTTTGTGTTTTACGGCACTGCGCGCGGCGGTTCTCGTGCCGCTCGTTTGCATTGACAAAACGCGCGCGGGCGGCTTATAATCAGTACTTCTAATCGAACCGGAGTACTTCCAACGCATCGGGAGTACTCAACGGAATTCAGGAAAACCTCGCCCACTTTTTGCGGGCGGGGTTTTTACTTTTCACTCTTTTTCGTCTTGAATTTGCTGCCAGATATCGGCGGCGGCTTCATCGAAGTTGATAAATTCATAACCGCCGGCGTCGTCGTATGCCTCGTGCAACGCTTCCAAAACTTCGGCTTCGCTTTCAAAATCGGCGTCGCGGCCTTCGCTGATGTTTTCGCGTACATAAATCAGGTTTTCAGAGAATGCAAGGTCGTAAACGTCTGCGCACTCCAACTCTGAAACAGATTCTCGAAAATCCGCCCAGAACTGCGCGGCATCGTCGGCGCCTTCAACGTCGTTCCACTTTGCGCGCCAGTTTGAACCGTCCCAGTAGGATTCAAAGCCCGCCGTCAATTCTTTCGCGCGGGCGGCAATTTCGTTGCAAAATTTTTGAATAGTTGCAGCGTGGACGCCGTTCGGGAGTTTGGCATGGACATCCAGCCCGTGATACTGGCGGAAGCTCATGCCGGCGGTATCGTGAATGTCGCTAATAACGCGAAACGCTTTTTCAAGGTTGCCGGCGGCCAATTCCTCAAGATCGACAACCAATTCGTTATGCCAGAAGCCGGTGCCGTAACTGCCGCTTTCTGTGTAAATCTTGCCTTGTGTCGTGTTCATGCTATCCCCTTATATGCCCGTGCGGGCTATGTTAAAATTCTCTCGCTATCCCTTAGCCGCGCGGCGCGTTAGTGGCGCGTCGCGCGTTAGAACTGCGAAAGTAAAGCCGCGTGAGTACTCGAAACTCAAGCGCGCCAACATCCGCGCGCGGCATACGACTTTTATTTGCTCATGCGTTCGCCGCGCATAAACGCGACCCAGCGAAACGCGGCGGCCAGCGTCTTAAACTGCGCGCATTCTTTCCCATTGGCGAGAACGCACGCGGCATAGCCATCAGAGGGCGGATCAATTAAACGGGTTACGAATTCCGGCGCGTGGTATTTTGGATGCCGGTAAACTTCGCGCCCGTCAATTAAAAGCCGGATAATGCAATCCGTGAGAATTGCGCCGCCACCATGTGAGCGGCGCGAAGCAATCAAAAGCGGAATTTTAACCGGCCCGGTGGAGCGGCCTATCGTGCCGGTTACGTCGTATTCCTCACACCAATCGCGCCCAGTTTCTTTATCGCCCAGGAACAAGCGAACGCGCGCACCGGACTTGCGCGCCAACTCCAGAGCGTTTATCACTTCGCGCGGCGTCGTGTCCCGGTAATACGTCCCGGACGGTTCCGCAACATCACGGAAGTTTACGCCCGTCGGCCCCGTCCATTCGTGTACTTGTGGTGCTGCTTGTGTTTGTGTTTGCATTGTGTTTCCCTCCAGGAATTTGTGTTTTATCCGATCTTTAATCAGATACCTATATTTTAAGTGATACTTTACATATTGTCAAGTAAAATAGCAGGAATTTACCCGAAAAAATAGACTTTTATTTTCTAAAGTGGGATTTTAACGCGAACAAAACAAGAACACGCGCGCCGAGACAACGCAGCGCGAAAAGTGAAATAATCGCAACAACCACCACCAACACGCGCCCGGAAATTCTCGGTCGGCCACCGCCAAAAACAGCACCGATTTTCAGAAAATTATAGGGCGATAATTGTGACCACTATTTTCCCGAAGTGGGATAAACTTATTAGGAGATGAAAAATTTTCATTTCCTAATCATTTCCGCCGTCTCCGTGCCGCGTGCCAAAAAAACCGCCAAAATGGGATTAAAACGCAACCGAAATGAGTGTTAGTCTAAAGTGGGATTAATTTGTTAGGAGATGGCGGAAATGAAAGGAGATGAAAATTTGGCCTGTCTCCATACGTTGCAGCCAATGCCAGCAGGCCTCCAGCAAAAAAGTAGGAAACAAAGGAAATGATTTCCAAAAGTCCAGCAGAGCGAAAAAAAGGGCGAAAATGTAGTATTGTAGAGGTTTCGCCATTTTGTTTCCTAAGTCTCCGGTTTATTGTGATAAGTGGCACTTATATGTAGTGATATTGTGAAACTACTAACAACTCCCCCAATCGTTGCCGGCACAACACTCCAGGACGCTTTAAGAGACGATCAGCGAACCCGCTCCGCCAGCAAAAACGCGCGAAAAACACGCCCAAAATGCGTTAAATTGCAATGATTGCGAAACGAATACGAAAAACGTTAAGTAATTGTTAATATGATAACTTAGAACGCGCTTTTAGCTGTAGTTTCTGGTAGACTTAAAGCAGGCAAAAAGAGGGACGGCAGCGCGCTAACGCTCCGTCCCCGGCCAGTGGCAGCACAACACGCGCGGCAGCAGACCGACACGCAAGCCGGGAGTACTCGCAGCTTGCCGGCGTGCCCGATCCCAGTGTGGAAAGTGCAAGACCCGCCCCCGGTTAAAATAAGTAGGCCACCCCCGCCGGAAAAACCAATCTGTTACCCACAGACACCCGACCTAATTTTCAAAATCGCTCTTAGGGCGATTTTTGTTCTGGGGCGATTTTGGTTTGGGGTAGGACAATCCTACCCTGAATGTTATACTGTGAGCTATATGAAAACGGCTGGGGTTATTCGGGCTGCCACTTGAATAACTTGCGTGCAGTCGAATAACCTCTTGCAAACCTCGTTTTCGTATGGTGGCAGCCATGCGGAAGCGGGATTTTTGTTTTTAAGGAGCGCCCATGTCAGAAAACCCGATGCAGTTCCAGTTGTTGCCCTCGCTTTCCGAGCAGGAGTATGAATCGTTGAAGTCGGATATTGCCGCGCGCGGCGTGATGGTTCCTGTTGAAAAAGATGAAGCCGGGAACATCCTCGACGGCTTCCACCGTTTGCAAATTTGCGCGCAGTTGGGGATTGAGGATTATCCGGTCACGATCCGCTATTTTCAGACGGACGAGCAAAAAGAAGATTATGCGCTTTCAATCAATCTCTCGCGGCGTCATTTATCAGTGGAGCAACGTAAAACGTTAGTCGGCACACTGCGTGGGCGCGGTTGGACTTTAGAGCGCATAAGCGGAGTACTCGGAACTGGCGTTGGGACGGTTTCCCGCGATTTAGATTCAACTTTTCCAAATGGAAAAGTTGAACAACCCGAAAGCACAATCGGCAAAGATGGCAAAAGTCGCCCGACGAAATACAAACCGCGCACCATTACGGCGCGCAATAAGAAGGAAGCGGAAAAGGCAACGGATGCGCTCGACTTGATTGGTTGGGATGATGGTGAAATAAAAACCACCGATGAGGTTATGGATGAGGCAAAGCGCATGAGCAGTGCCGCGCGCATTGGAAAGCAGCGCGAGGAAATTGCAGAAAAATGTCGGAATCTGCCGGAAGGAAAGTATTCTTGCATCGTGATTGACCCGCCCTGGCCGATGCAAAAAATAGAGCGTGAGGAACGGCCAAACCAGATCGGCTTTGATTATCCCACCATGAGCTATGAGGAACTTTTGAAGTTTCCTTGTGGCGATTTTGCCGCCGATGATTGCCATTTATATCTATGGACAACGCACAAGCATTTGCCGTTTTCTTTTGAGTTGGCCGAGGCTTGGGGATTCAAATACCAATGCCTGATGACGTGGGTAAAGAATGTGGGAATGACGCCGTTTTCATGGATGTATTCAACCGAACACGTTTTGTTTTGCAAGCGAGGCAATTTGCCCTTAGACCAGTTGGGACTGCGGCTCGATTTTAACGCGAAAGTGCGTGAGCATTCGCGCAAGCCCGATGAGTTTTATGATCTTGTAAAGCGAGTATCAGCCGAGCCGCGCATTGATATTTTCAGCAGGGAGGGACGCGATGGCTTTGAATCATGGGGCAGTGAGGCAGGAATGTTTGACCCGGCAACAGCCGTCGCCTAACTTTACGCCCGCGCCCAAAGCATACGGCAGTGACCGGAAATGGTCGAATGAGTATATTCCGATGATTCGTAAGATTGTCGGTTTTCATCTGGTGGTCGAAGCGCCTTTTGAGGATGACTGCAAGCGGGCGACTGATTTGATGGTGTTTCGTGGCCGCGATATGGATATTGCCGCGCGAGTGCGGCGGCACGGCTACTACGAACGCTATCCCTTTGAATTTACCGTCCGAAGTATGAGGGATTCAGGAGCGGCCACCGAATATGAAAAGATAGTGAAGGGTTGGGGTGATTGGATGTTTTATGCGCACGCGGCCAATGACCAAAGGCCAATGTTCGATCAATGGTTCCTTATCAATTTGCACGCCTTGAGAGCGCACCTTATTATGAATCCCGATGCGCTCAAAGTGACAATGAAAGACAACAAGGATGGAACGTACTTCAAGGCATTTGATTTGAGAAGTTTCCCCAGTGACCCGCCGATACTCATAGGCAGCAAAATACCCATCTATAAGTAGGATTGTCCTACCTGTGGTAAAATCGGTGTTATGGACGACGGGCGCGAGAAGGACGTGGAAAAGAGTTTTATGGAGATGATGGGCATTCGTTTTAATGCGAATGTGGACGAGGTTCGTCAGGGTGGGGAGTTGTTACCGTCGTTGGTGGTGCCGGAGGTGGTGTGGCGTGATTTGCCGGAGGAAGAGCGTCCTTCGAGTGTGGAAGCGGATTATTACGAGAGTGATTTTCAGTTGGACGAGGCGGCGATGTTGTCGCGTTGGTCGGGTTTGGGTCAGGCGGGTGCGATTCGTCGTTTGTTTGAGAAGCCGTATTTGGACAGGCAGGCGGAGCGTGTGAATCGTCGTTTGGAGAAGGTGGGTGGTCTGGATGTGACGAATCCGGCGTATGACGAGTGGTTTACGAACCGGATGGCGTTGTTGTTTGATGGGTTGTTGGAGGAAGAGATTCATCAGGTATTGGAGAAGCGGGAGGCGGCTCGTCGCAATGTGGTGACGGAGGCGGGGTTGCAGAATGAGGAATATTGGCGTGTGATGGAGACGAAGGATCGGGCGTTGCATATTCGGAACATGGAGAAGTTGTTGGGGATGAGTCAGTTGGTGAAGGGCAAGGCGACGGCGATTAACGAGAATCGTAATGAGGTCAAGACGACGATGGAGGATTTGCGTTCTCATGTGCGCGCGGTGATGAGCGAGCGTGCGGGTATGGAACTGGCTTCGGCGGATATGGAAAAGGCTTTGCCGGAAGGCGTGGTGGACGGCGAAGTGCTGGAAAGCGAGCGCGAGCGGGTGGAGTTTTGAGTGTGAGTTTGCGTGACCGGGAGAACGCCGAATTGCGCTGGGCTTTTGCGCGGATGTATGTGGAGCCGCGCATCAGGGAAGCGAGCAATGACGAGAGTGCGCAGGGGTTGTTGCCCAACCACGAGTTCTTGATTCGTTCGACGGCGCGCAAGCAGTGTATTGTCAAGTGCCGCAAGACGGCGTTTTCCTGGGGCATTGCTCTTGACGCTTTGGCGCGGGCGGCGACGGAGCCGCGTTCGACTTCGATTATTATTTCGTATGATGAGGATGAATCCAAAGCCAAGAACCGCTTTATTGACTGGATATATGGAGTACTCCCGGCGAAGTTGCAGGACGAGTTGGATATTTCCAGTGGTAGTGAGGAGCGACGGTTAAGCAACGGCAGTTTTATCAAGTTCATGTCCAAAGCGCCGACGGGTGCGGGCGCGGCGATTTATTGCGATGAGTTTTCGGTTCGCCCCCGCAACGGGACTTCGCCGGCGGAGATTCTCACGGCGGCGATTGGCGCGACGACCCACACCGGCGTGATTCGGGTGGGCGGCACGCAGCGCGGCCCCGACACGTTGTTCAACAAGATTGTGACCGGCGCATGGAAAGATGAACTCACCGAAGGCACGGGGCTTTCGGGTGAGGATATGGCGGGTGCGGAGTGGGAAATCGGCAAATTTCCCTGGTGGGCTTCCCCGGCTTTGGTGCAGCTTCCCGCGCAAGTGCTGGAAAAAGTAGGCGACGCGCTCAAAGCGGCGCAAATCGCGTATCTGGCGAAAATTCGTCCTCTGGCCGAAAATCTCCCGACTTCTGAGCGAGTACGGCGTTTTGGCAACGCGCGCCTCAAAGAGCAATACATTTCCTATTGCAAGACGCCGGAACTGGGGCTGGAGATGTTTCAGCGCGAGTTTGAGATGAAAGTGTTGGACGAAAGTGAGAGTTACTTTCCTCTGGACTTGATTCGCTCCTGCATTGCACCGGCGACGTTGCCCCCGTATTTTTTCGTGCAGGATTTTTTGAAAGGCGACGAGCCGACCGAAAAAGGCAAAAGCGTGGTGCATCGCGTGGCGGCTGATCTGCGCCGCAGCATAGAGCGCAATGAGTACGCCGCGACGATGGATGTGGCGCGCGACCATGATTTAGCTGTCATCGCCATTGGCAACAACACCCCGCTCGACCGGACGCTGATGCAAGTGCGCGGCCTGATTGTGATGGACAAAGTGCCGTTTCCGCATCTGCGCGAACTTTGGTATTACGTTCTGGACAACCTGCCGATTGTGCGCGGCGCGGTAGATACCACCAAAGGCAGCGTCGGGCGGCAACTGGGCGAAGAAGCGCATATCAAATACGGGCAGCGGAGTTTGATGTTCGAGTTCACCCCGTCCAATCGCCAAATCGCTGTCGCCGCGATGAAAGGCCGCATGGAAAACGGCGGTTTGGAACTGCCGCCTGCCACCCGCGACGGGCTGATTGAGCGCGAGTTTTTGAGCATCAAGCGCAAAACCACCGTCGCCGGCAACGTGATTTTCGATGCCCAGCGCACCGAAGAAGGCCACAGCGATATTTTCATGGCGCTTGCCATGATGGGAACGCTATTCGACCAGCCGGAAACCGGAATGCCTTACGCTTACTCCCAGTCGCGCCCCGAACCCGACATCGTGCGCGCCATGCCCGGACGAGGCCGCACCTTCGAGGGCGGGCGCTACTCTTCGCCTTTGCCCGCGCCGCGCGCCCACCACGCCGCTCAAAGATTGCGCGCACTGCGCCGCCCCTGAAAAACCAGCGTGTAAAAACGCGCCGTCCTTTCAACTACCCGATTTGTGGTACTAATCTTTGCGAGTTCCTGTTGTGAAAAAAAGCGCAGTGTTTTTCACAACTTCCGTCAAAGAAATGTTTCATGGGCAAAACAGGCCGTCCTTCCAATCCGCAGCCTTTGACTTTAACGGTCGTGGGCGATGCGCCTTCGGTTTCGAGTGTGAATCCGCGCGCGTCGGTTTTGGCGTCTGGTGGTGAGCGCGGTTGGACGACGAATGGGCGCGGCTGGCTGAACTTTGAAAATTGGGGCTGGGTATCGAGCGACGAAAAGCAGGAGATGCTGCTGGACGCGCAGGTTTCGGCGTTGTTGCATTTGCGGCGTTCGTGGGTTTTGCAGGACGGGGTGCAGATAACCCCGACCGAAGGCGTGTCGCCGATGAAGGCGTATCGCCAGATCAACGAAAAGTACGAGCGCGCGGTCAAAGCGGCGGATTTATGCCGTTGGATGCTGTGCAATACGAGCGATTCGTTTCACGACACGCTCATGCAGTGGCAGCACGCGGACTGGTGGCGCAATCAGGCGTCGGACTTGATCTGGCGCGAGCAGGAGTGGGGCGAATATGCCGGAAAACTGATGCTTGACCGGATGCCGGTGTATGGCCCGGATTCGTATCTCATCTGGCGCAAGGACGGGCGCATTATCGGTTTGGAATCGCTGAATGAGCCGCGCGAAAATGGCCGCCCGAAGGTGTATCCGATTGAAAAGTTCGCCTTGCATCGTTTCAGGCCGGACGCACGGCATCCTCTGGGTAGTGATCTGGCGCGGGTCGCGCAGATGGCGCATTTCATCAAGCGCGAAAGCCAGCCGGAGCGATTGAAAAATCTGGCGCAGTTCGGCAGTCCTTACACCTACGCGACCGCGCCCGAAAACGCCGTGCATCCGGTTCCGCTTTTGGACGCTGACGAAAACGAAATGACGTATCCGGCGGGGCATCCCAAAGCGGGTCAGGTGATTATGGTATCGCCCGCGCGGGCGATGCAGGAGAATTTGCGCGAAGGTTTTGAAAGCGGCGGTCAGGGTGTGTTTCCGGGCGGCGCGAGCGTGAATTTGTTGCAGGCGCAGGGCGACGGCAAGATTTTCAGCGACATCGCGCGCGACATGAACTGGGAACTGGCGGTGGCAATTCTGGGAACGGGAACGCTGACACAAGAACAAAATTACGGTTCCAACGCGACGGCCAAGACGGGCAGCGAAACCGTGAATACGCCGATTTTGAGCGATAAAACGGCGCTCGCGGATGTGATTAAGAAAAGTATTTGCACGATGGCGGTCAGGTATAACCTGCCGAAAAAATACTGGGACGTGGTGCCGACCGTAACGTGCGGCGACCCCAAAGCGAATTTGTGGGAATCGCTTTTGACGACGCTGTTGAATACCATGCCCGCCGAGCAAGCCATCGAAATCGGCGGCGAGTTGGCAAGACGGAACGGTTTGCCGGATTTGGATTTTGCAAGATTGCGCAAGATGGCGCAAAACGGCGAATTGCCGGTGAATACGATTCCGCAAAGCAACGGGCAAAGTGATAACGGGAGTACTCAAACGCAATGAAAATACTTGATTATTACGGGAGCAGACCCTGGGCGATGGATGAAACCGCTTATCGCGGTCTCATGCGCTCGATGGCCGCTCTCGATACTCAAACCATCGCGTCCCGCTTGCCGCAAAACGCCCAAAGCCTGCCGGCGGCGGTCAAGGCGGCACCGAAAAGCGGCGGGGTTGCGGTGATTCCGATTACCGGCCCGATTTTCAAAGACGCGACACTATTGAACCGCTTTATGACGGAAGTGTTTGGCGGTTCCATCACCGAAGAAATCGCCGCCCAGTTTTCGGCAGCGATGAACGACCCTGAAGTGGGGTCTATTTTATTCAAAGTGGACAGTCCCGGCGGCGAAGCCTACGGGCTGGATACGGTTTCGGAGCAGATATTTCAGGCGCGCGGCAAAGGCAAGCCGATTGTGGCGCACGTTGATGGATTGAATGCAAGCGCCGCGTATTATCTTTCCAGTGCTGCCGATGCGATTATCAGTACCAAAGACGGTACGCACGGTTCGATCGGCACGATTTTCAACTGGCTGAATTTTGACAAGATGATGGCTGAACTCGGCATTGAGGAAGTGACCATCGTCAGCGAAGGCAGTGAACTGAAAGCTCTTGACGAAATGACCCCGGAAGGACGCGCGCAGATGCAGGAGTGGGCCAATGCACTGGGCAACAATTTTGTTGAAGCGGTCGCCCGCAATCGCGGTGTTTCGGCAGGGGCGGTGCGGCAGGATTTCGGGCAGGGATGGGTCAAGTTCGGCAAAGACGCGCAAAAAGCGGGCCTGATTGACGGCATCGCGTCGTTCGATAAAACGCTCAATCAACTTGCCAGTGGGAAATTTAAGATACCGACACAGCAAAAAACAACGGGCGCACCCCGCGCCAACGGAGGAAAAGGTATGACAGTCGCAGAATTTTTGAAGTCCCCGCTTTCGGCGCTTTTGGGCAACCCGGACGGGCGCCATGAAAGCGGCGAAGAAGAAGTGCCGTTCGCCCCTGCCCCCGCGCTTGCGAGCGCCCCCGCACAGGTTCTGGCTGCGGGCGCGCAACTCGGAGTGGTGCGCATTGCCGGAATGACCGAAGAAGAAGTATTGGACATGAAGGCCAAGCTGGAAGCGCAGGAAAACGTGGTGGCCGAGGCCGCCGCTGCGCTGGCGCAGTCGCAGGAAAACCGCGCCGCTGCGTTCGCCGCCACCTACGCGAGCGCGTATCTCGAAAACGGCGACGGCGAAGAAGAATCCGATCGTTCTAAGTTCATCGCCGCCGCGACCGCTTTGCACCTTAAAGCCCAGCGGGGAGAGGCGGCTACAACCGACGAACTGGCGGCGCTTTGCAGCATCCAGCAATCCGGCGCGGTCGTGGATACGGGAGTACTCGGCGAAGCGGAACTGGAAGGCGCGACTGCTCATGTGACCGAGCCGGAAAAACCAAAAAACGAAGGCGCGGGCGTGAAGGCCGTGCGCGAAGGCCAGCGTTCCGTGATTGAAAGCATTAAAAACGGCAAATTGCCAACGGAGGAAAATCGTTATGCCCGGAATTAACCACAACAGCAACACTCTGACCTCGCCCGTGTGGGCGGCAGACTACTTGAGCCGCGACCATCTGGTGCCCGGCCCCATCGAACTCGACCCGACCGCGTTTTTGAACGAGGACGGCACAACCGCAGTGGTGGACGCGGCGGGCGCGGCGGCCAACGCCACCAGCATCCCGCTCAAGGCGGGTCTGGCGAACGCCATTCCCAACGGCACGCTGTTGTATTTCGGCGCTTCCAAAAAACTCGCCATGCTGACGGCGGCTGCCGCTGCGGGCGCGACTTCGCTGACGGTGCAGGCACTTCCGACCACGCTGGTTGAAAACGACACGGCGACCTACGCGGGCGCGGGCATCAAGAAAAAGCGCGTGGTGGCGGGCACCTATGTGGGGCGCACGTTTACCGAGCGCGAAAGCAACGCGCCGTTTGGCCCGGTCGCATCGGGCGACGAAGAGCGGTTCCTGATTGCTTTTGATGTTATTGACCTCGCCGAGAACGTGACGGCAACGCCGGTGCGTCCCGGCACGGCCATCAAGGAAAACCGCCTGCCCGGTTACAGCGTGATGAGCGCGACCATCAAGGGCTATTTGCGTGCGGATTATACGACCCAGAAAGGAACGGACTAACCGCCTCAATCAATTAAGGAGAAACCAACAATGCCAAACCTTCAATCCGTTGTATCGAGCATGATTGAAAGCGGGGAGTTCAATCGCATCATGCTCAACCCCGCGTCGCAGTTCGGGCGCCGGCGCCGCGAGTATCTCGGCGCGCGGTTTCTGCCCGAACGCCTCGTGCCGGCCAACAAATATACCGAAGGCAACATCAAATACCGCACGGTGGTCGCCAACGACGGCTCGCGCTATTCGCCCGCGCAGAAAAAGGGCAACATGATTGCCGGGACGATGGAAGTCTCGCTGGGCGATCAGGACATCGCGGCGGAGTTCACGAGCGAAGACTACGACAACTTCATCGCCGTCGAAAAGCTCAATACTCCCAACCCCGATACCGGCAACCCCGAATTTCTGGCGATGGCGACATTGGCGAACTGGGTGGAAAACCGGATCAATTTGCCGCTCATTGAAAAAGTCGAAAAGATGCGCTGGGAAGCGATTGTGGACGCCGCTGTGCCGCTGTCGGGCGACAACGGTTATGCCGAAATCGTCAATCTGTCCAACCCGTCCGGCCATCGCTTTGCCGCCGTTGAGGATTGGACGGACCCCGCCGACAATCCTCTGGATGACATTTACGCTTTGGCGGATGTTTTGGACGACAAGGATTACGCGGTGGGTGTTCTCATCGCCGGTCGCCCCGTTATTCAAACGCTGCTGGCGCACCCTAAAGTCGTGACCGCCGTTACCGGCTTTATCGGCATTAGCGGAGGGACTTTGGAAAGCGGCACGCGCCGCGTGACTTTGGACGCCTTGAATGCGTTTCTGGCGAAAGACGATTTGCCGCCGCTCTTGTCCTACAACCTGAAATATCGCAAGGAAGTCGGCACGGAGTATTTCCTGAAGCGCAACGTCATGGTCGGTTTGGCTTTGACCGGGCGCAATGCGAACATTGATTTGGGCGACGACGAAAAACTCACGCTCGAAGACACTTTGGGCTATGTCGGCGTGGGCCGTCCCGCCGGAGCCGGTAATCCCGGTCGCATGACGCACGCGGAGTACTTCGGCAACAAGCCGCCGCGCGCGGAATTTGAAGGCTGGCAGACCAGTTTTCCGGTCATCCAGGACCCGGAAGCCGTCGCGGTCATTACCAGCATTACCACGGCCTAAAAGCTATTGGCCTTAAAGCCACTGGCCTCAAAGGAGAGTTATGCCTAAACATACCATCAACCCCGCCCCCGGACGCGCCACGTCCTGGGGCGGCCTGAAGTATCTTCCCGGCGAAGAAGTTGAAATCCCGGACGCGCTGGTCAAGAAATTGACCAAGCGCGGCGTGATCGGTGAAGTTGCGCCATCGGCAGCGAACGCTGGGGATGAAGCCACGCCCGAAAGCACCACCGTCGGTGTGCGTGAAGTTGCGCCATCGGCAGCCGATAAAAAGCCCAAAGCCAAGAAAGATTAGTTGTTTTTCACTCTCATGCTGATAGATGCCGAGTATTATCGCAATCAGGTTCGCCTCGATGTCGGCGACATCGGGCAAAGCGCCGAGCAGGAAATCGTGTTCCCGGTCGAAGCGACCGGCGGCACATGGGATTATTCCTTTGCCGGTGCGACGGTGAGCGGATTGGCTTATCCCAATACCGCCGCCGTCGTGCAGGCGGCGCTCGAAAGCGTGCTGACGGTCGGCGCGGGTAACATCGCGGTTTTGCTGGGGCAGCGCGGGTTCATTTTGCAGTATCAGGGCGAACTCGCCAACCAACCGCTTCCTTTGCCGACGGTAAACGGCACGAATCTGGTTTTAACGAGCGGCAGCGCCGTTTCGGTGCCGGTGCGCGAAAATCAGGCGGGCAAGGCGAACCACTGGACGGATGCGCGACTGCAAGAAATGTGGGAGCGGCGCGAAGGCATTGCGGATTTCGAGTTGCGGTTTTTATACGTCAAGCTCGATGCCATTCAGGAATTGAAGGGCATCGTCTGGACGCAGATTGACCAGCAGACCGGCGATGCGCGCCGCGACTACGAAAAGCAGTTCGGTCATCTGGTGCAAATGGAAAACGCGACCAAAGCCGCGCTCGATGAACTGGCTTACGGCGAGGAAAGCGAGGTTTTAGCGCAATCGTTGCAATCGTATCGCGGCACGCCCGCCGTGCGCACCCGCACACAGGCGCGCTTTGATGCGAAGTTCAAGCGGGTGGAGAGTTGCCCGTGAGCAGTTTGATGGAGCGCGCGGCGATGCCTGAATCCGTGCCGATGCCGATGGATGAGCAGCGCGAGAGCGCCGCTTATAACGTGTCGGCGACGGCACTGGTGCAGCGCCAAAGCGGTTTTGAGCCGCTCCCGGATCACGAAAACCTGCGGGCGCGAGTGTATCCGTATTCGCAGGGTCAAAGCGTCGGGCAGTTCGATACCAGTCGAAAAATTACCGACCGAATCAAGTTTGATGCTTATTATCCGCGCTTTAATAGCGGCTTGTATGTGCGGGCGCTGCAACCGAGCGGCGAAGTGGTGATGTATGAAGTGCAGGACGTGGAACACGACGGCGACCCGCAGACAACAACGCTGATCGCGCGGCGTCGCGGCGTGGACAGGAAATAGTAGGACAGTCCTACTCAAAGGCTTTGGCCTCGAAAAGAAAAATGCTTGCAATCACAGTGGGCGGCAATGCCGCTTTGGCTCACACCGCGCTTTCCCGCATCGCGGCGCAGTTGCCGCTCGCCGTCGAAAAGGGTAAAAAAGCTGTTGCGACGGCGGTGCTTTTGTCTACTACGCGGGTGATGGAAGAACGGATTTACGATGAACCGCTTCCGGCCAGTTACGCGCGTTTTGGAAAAACGCATCGCACGGGCGCTTTGCTGGCGGGGGAAGCGATGGTGCAGCATGGCGACGGGTGGCTCATCACGACGCTCAACGAAGGAGTGCCTGCGCCGCACGCGGGCGAAGAATTGAAAAATCCGCAAAAGTATGCGACGTGGCGGCATAACCAAAGCGGCGAGGACTGGCAGCAGGGCTTGTGGCGAACAATTGGTTTAGAGCGTGTCGAACCCGAACTACCGCAAATTTTTGAAAAAGCGTTTGCTCCGGCGCTTTTGAGGAACGATTGATGGGCGTCCAATACTATTACGATGGCGCCGACGCCCGCCGCATTCGCAGCGTAACGCGCAACGCGGTGCTGGAAGTGTTGCGGGAAATCCTTTTGGAAGCGGATTACGAGATTGGCGAGGACGACGGCGAGTTGCCGCTTTTCAAGAGCGGCAAGGCCGCCGAAAGCCGTTATCAGCGCGCCGAGCCGTTTGTGTATCTGGCGCAGAATAAAACGAAGGGTGAACCGAAAAATGTGCTGGGTCACGATGACGGATTGACGCATTCGGGCGTGAAGTATGAGTGGTCGTTTGTATTGCAGGCCAGTGCCGGCAAGCAAAGCGGCGAAACGACCGACGAGCAAATCAGCATCGCCGACGACGAGTTGATGGATGTGATTTTGACGGGGTTTCGGGAGCGATACGCGTATTTCCGGGACACCCTGCATTTTATGGAAATGAACATTGTGCCCAGCGACGAAGCCCGCGAAGGCGGCGGGCTGAACCCGCTGGCGCTGACCTTTTATAACTACACGCGGTTAGCGACCGACCAGTTTGGATACGTCGCAGCGATTTAATTTACAGGAGAAGATCATGCCTACCGAGAACCCCGCGCCGACCCCGACCCCGAATGAAGAAGCCGCCCCGGATTATTCGGCCATTCCGAATCCCATTCCGACCGTGACTTACGCTGATAATCATATGCGCGAGCAAAAGATTCTCACCGAAACTATCATCACTCCCTATCTGGCGACTGCGCCCGATGGTCAAAGTGTTGAGGAAGCGCCTGAACCGAACAAGATTACTTTGAACCGCAAGGTCAAGAAGGAGTTGCCCAATGCCCGCGCATAACTGGACGGTCGCTGTATCCGACGGGACGAGCCACGCGGTCAGTCTTTCGCGCAGCTACATCATCACTGATGAAGGCGCGATTATTGACGATGTGCCGGTTCTGGCGAACCAGACCAACAAGCAAATCGCTATCGCTTTTGCGCTGGCGAATGTCAAATCGCTGATTTTGAAATCCAGCGCCGCCATCACACTCAAGACCAACAGCACCTCTGACCCCGGCGCGGAATTGAGCATGGGCGCAAATCAGGAAGTGGTCTGGAACAACCAGATGGGCTATCCCTTGAGCGAATTGTTGGGCGTGGATGTGACGACGATGTATTACGACAGCAGCGCAGGAACCGGCACGCTTGCCATTTCCATTATTTTAGATGTCACGCCTTAACCGGCGCGCATAAGGAGCAATCATGGCTGATTTTTTCGAGTCAATCGCCCAAAACACCATTCTGGGGCAAAGCTGTATACTTTCCGTTGCAACGGCCACTTACACCGGCACTCTGGCCCAGTATGAAGATTTCAATGCAAACCATAGCTTCCGGCAAACGCCTTTCAAGCCCGCCGGAAGCGCCATCGCGCGCGTTGTTCTCGAATGTGAAGAAATCGTGCAAATCACAATCAACGTGAATGCCGGTTTGAACTTCACATGGGCGACGGCCTACAACCATTTGTACGGCAAGCAAATCACGGATTTGCAGTTTACGGATTACCTGTCCTACAACTCGCTGGTGGCGCGCTATGGCCTGATTTATTGTGTCGGCTTGGGCAAAGCGCAGGGCAGTTCGCAACAGATTGTGCCCGTGACCCTTATCGCCGGTGTCGCCACTGCCGGATACACGCAGATGTAATTTGCAGGCTTCATTACAGTTGGCCTGAAAGGATTTTATGACAGAAAACACAAAACCATCGGAGAGCATGGAAAACCAGACACCCGAACAAAATCCGCCGCCAACGGAAAGTTCACCCTCGCCTGCGCCGGTTGATCTGGGCTTTATCACTGACGCCGAATCGTTCATGCAGTCCGTAAACGCGGAGCCGGACAAAGAGCTTCATGTCGAAGAAACCAGTCGGGGCAAAATCAGGATCAAAGAAACCGGCAGCGATGTGGAACACTCGGTCTTTACCGGCATTTATCGGCGGCGCGTAACCCGTGACGGCGATACGGAAGTTTTCGATGCTTTAAGCATGGTGGACAAGATGAAACTGTTCACCATTCATTATTGTGTTGTGGACGCGAGCGGCGAGCCGTTTTTTGATACCGCGCGCCTTGAAAATATGCACTCCGGGAAGAAGGCGGCTCATTATGGCGATTTTTTGCGCGAGTGCTATGATATGGCGATTAAGTGGAACCCGCATCTTGACCCCACAAAAAATCCGACAGCCCTTCGCCGAATGATGAAATACATGGCGTATTAAACAGTCCGATTGGCCGTTTACGCAAGCACATTAAAGCGGTGCTGCAACGAAACCCCGTTTTTGTGGAGTGCTGCTATGCGGCGCACAAGGCGGGGTTTTTGTTGCCTTATCTGGCTGGTTCGGTGAAGGGCTGGGACGGGATTACTTACAAGGACGTGGATTATTTTCAACCGCTTATCAGCGAGTTAATGGCTTTGGCGCGCTTTACCGGCGACGAGAAAAAGGAAAACAGGGAGACGGGCTATGCCGGATTTAAGAATTGACATCCCCATTAAAGCCGATGCTTCGCAGGCCAAAAGTGAAATTACCTCCCTTATCCAACAAATCGAAGCGTTGGTTAAAGCCGGGGGAACTTTTACCATCGGCACCGGCGTTGCCAGTGGAAAAGTGCCTGTGGGCGGAGTACAGGGCGCCGCTAATGCCGCGCCTCCCGTAACGGCATCTCAACAAGCGGCACAAATCAACACCGTTTCCAACGCCCAGTCCAACGCGCTCGCCGCGCAGGGGCGCGGGCTGGACGCGCTCAACATCAAACTGCGCGATTACGAACGCGCTCTCGCCTCCGCGCGCAAAGAACTCGAAGCCCTCAACCGCGTTCGCAATGCTTCCCCCGCCGAGCGCGCGGCTGTTGCGCGCTCGATTGCCGGGGATGGCGCCGCCAGAAAACTCGTGACCCGCGCGATGGACGATGTGGCTTTCGGGCAGCAGGAAGCGCGCGTAGAGAAGGCTTCTAACGCCGTTGCTTTGCAACAGCAGCGCATCGCCGATGCCGCCGAAGCCCGCCGTCTCAAAGCCGCACAGGACGATTACAACAACGCCGCGCTCAACCGCCGTCTCGGATACATGGAGCGCACCCGCACCGTTGGCGAACACATTGAACGCGCGCATGGACAGGCCAATGCGATGGTCAATGAGAAGTATCACGGCGGCGCCCCGATGGATCAGACGCAGGCCGCCGCCGCCGCCCAGAATGACGCGAAAGTGCAGCGTGAAATGGAGCAGCAACGGCGCATCCAGCGCGACATAGCCCTCGGCAAGCCGGTCACGATGGAAGATCAGATCGAGCAAGCCAACCGTTCTGGCTTATGGCAGGTCGAAAGCGGGCGGCGACAGATGGAGAGGGATATTCAGCGGCGCGAAGAACGAGCCGCCCGCCGCGCCGAAATCGAGCAGCGCCGCGAAGCCCGCGAGGAGCGTGCCACCCGCGTGGCCGAAGAGCGCGCCGCCGGATGGCGCGCTCGATTGCAACTGCGCTCGGCCAATTTTGAAAGCCGCCGCAAAGAACGGGAAGAGCGCGAAGCCCGGAGCGCCGAAACGTCCGCGATGTATCAGCACCGCCGCGACACGATGGACAAGCTGTGGGGCGGCATGATTTTATCCGGCGCGGGCGCGAGCCTGATGCAGGTTCCGCGTTACGGCCTTTCGCAATACGGGCAGGCGCGCAAAGCCCAAATCGGGTTGCAGGCCATTGAAGGCGCGAACGCCCCTCAAGTCATGGCGCAAGCCCGCGCTGATGCCAAAGACTTGTTTGGCGCGTCTTACCGTGACGTGATTAACCAGCAGATGATGCTGCGGCAGGCGGGGCAAACGACGGGGCAGGCGCGCAGTTCGGTGCTGGCACTGGCTGATATCAACGCCGCGACGGGCGGCTCGGCTGACCGCTTACATCGCAATCTGTATAACCTGTCGCAAGTCGAACAGCAGGGCAAATTAACAGGCCGCGACTTGCGCGACTTCGCCGTGAACATGGTGCCGATTCGGGAGGCGCTTTCGCGGCAAATGGGGATTTCGAGTGCGGACGTGGCCGAAAAAGTTTCCAAAGGCGAAGTGTCCGCCGACATCGTGCGGCAGGCGATTTTGTCCATCGCGCAAGACCCGCGTTTTGCCGGACGCGCCAAAGCGTTAAGCGAAGGCACGCCCGAAGGCCAGTGGGAAAAAACCCGCGAGGAAATGGAGCAAACGGCGGAGTTGGCCGGGGAAACCCTGGCGCCCGCCATGATGACGCTCAACAAAGCCATGCGGAGCGGGTTGGAATGGATGCAGGATCATCCCGGAGTGGTCAAGGCCGGTGCATGGGGCGCAACCGGGTTAGGTTTGGGCGCAACAGCTGTGGGCGGCACTATGCTGGCCTCAAGCAGCTGGAATCAGATTATGCAGGCGTTCGGCAAGGGCGCCATCAACGCCAATACCATCGCAACCGATGCCAATACATTCGCTTTGAACCGCTTGACCGGCGCCACCGCGTTGGGTGGTGGAGGCGGGCTGGCTGATAATGCGCTCGATGTGGCAACTGGCGGCGTGGCAGCAGGTGCAGGCGGCGTAGGCGCGGCAGCAGGCGCAGGTGCAGGCGGCGCGGGCGCGGGAGTGGCGGCTGGTGGTGCGGGCTGGTGGGCGCGAACGCGCGGCGCATTCGGCAATATCGGTAGTCGCGCCGGTGGCGCGTGGGGCGGCGTTAAAGGGTTTTTAGGAAAAACGGCGTTTACGATTCCCGATGCGCGGGCGGGGGCAATGGCCGCCGCCGGAGATGATTTGTTTCGCGTGGGCACGACCAGCGCAACGACTTCGCGCGAGTATGCCGTTGCGCTGGCTCGTTATAGCGCGGCCAAAAATGCCCCGGCCGGGTTACTGGAAAGTGCGGGTTTGGCCGGTCGCGCCGTATCGGTGGGGCGTGTAGTGGGCAGCGCGGCTTCGGTGGGGACGGGCGTGATTGGCGGCGTGAACAGTTACCATGACTACAAGCGCGCCGGTTTTGGTGAAATGGAAGCCAAAATCGGCGGTGCGACCGTCATGGCGCTGGAAACGATGACAGCGGCCTTTTTGCCGGGTGGTCCTTTTATCGTCGCTGCCGCCGAGGGCTTAAAAACCGTCGCCAACGTTGTTTTAGACGAACAAGACCGCATGGCCGAAACGGGGAGCGGCCTGACGCCGGAACAGGCCAAGCAAATGAAGGGCATGACGCACGAGCAAAAAGCGGCGTATTTAGATCAGCAGCGTTGGGCGAAAAACGACGAAGCAACGGCTTTGCAGGATCAGGGGCAGGGCTATTTTGCGCGTGATTTTTTGTTTGGTGACCCCAATCTCGACCGCAAAATCGAGAATGCCATGTTCGAGCGTGACCGGCTGGAGGCCAATGCGCGCCGTGAACGCACGCTGGCACGACAGGAAAAAGCGCGCCAGAAAAAGTATGCCAATGAACAGGAACTCAAAAACTATGTTGAATCGCAAGGCGGCACTTACATCGGGCAGCGCGATTGGACGCAAACCGATTACACGCCGATGGCGGGCAAGCCGACTTCGAGCGGCCCCGTTATCACGCCGCAAAAAGTGCGATCCACCGGCGACGGCGGGCGCATCGTGACGCTGCTTTTGCCGCCTTCAAGCGCCGAGCGCGACTTGCAACAGGCGACGGCCAAGCCTTATTAACTATGGCATTCACCAACTGGAAACCGAACCAATCTAACGGCACGCTGCCCAACGATTTTACGACCGGGCAACTGCAATACCGGCATTTTCTCCACTATGAAAATGATATGTCCGGTTTTGGCATCGTCACCAAAACCGGCGTCGGCAAATGGAAAATCCGCCTGTATCACGAGGAGCGGCTGCTTTTCGAGCAGGAAGTGCAACTGACGTTGCAAGTCGTGGGATTGGGAGTACTCTATACCTGGCAATATGTCCGCGAGAAGATTATCACGACGTGGATTGAGCCGGGCGCGGTGAACGTGGTGAACCCGGCCACCTCTCTGGTCGCGCCGATTTCCGTGACCAACACCGCCGCGTCGTCGGGCATGGTGGACGACGCGGCCAATCATCGCCTGACAATCGAAGAATGGCGCGGTCTGGGCAGCCCGTCGTGGGAACGATTGGCTTTTGGCGATGTGCCCGCGTCGGAGTTCGGCACCATGATCCCCGGCGGCGGCAGCGGCACCACGACCGGCATCGCCCAAATTGACGCCTTCTGGCAGTCGCCGATTTACACCATCCGCGCGCCGGTCGGGAGCCGGCTCGACGTGGTGATGGACAGTTGGGGATTGGGGATTTCGACGCGCCCCGAATACCAGTGGCGTTTCAATAAAGGCACGGTCGGGTTTGCGGCGACTTTAGACCGGCAGGGCGCGATTCGCATGGTTTCGGAACGTCCCGGCACGCTGGATTTGAGCCATACCTATGATTCGGTGCGCCGCGCGTTTCGCAGAGCGGAAATTCGGGACGCCAGCGCGCCCAAAATCCATCGCGCGCCGACGGGTCGGATTTACGTTTTGGCCTTGAAAGGCAACGCGTGGATGCTGTGGTATTCCGATTACGGCGGCTTTGACATCCATCCGGTGACGTATGATTATCAAAACCAGTGGGACGAAGATTCTTTGACGGCGGGAGCGCAAGTGGCACTCTGGAGCGATTCATTTACGGACGTGGATATTACAGCGCGGCATAGTCGCGGCTATGTGTCGTGTGCCAAACGCGGCGGCAGGATTTACGTGCGCAGCAGCGCCGACGGCATCGTGCCCGGCCCGATGAAGGACGTCTGCCCCGCGAGCGATTTTCCGTGCCGGATTTTAAGCGGCGCGACTTCCGATGGGCGCGAACGGTTGGAGTTGGTGGACGGCAACGAAATCCACTACGAATCGCACGACGGCGGCACGGAATGGGCGGCGGTTTTATAATTTTGATTGACAAGGAGTACTCCCTGGTGCAATAATGACAGGGCAGGGTAGTCCTACCGCTAAAATCCTATGAGCGACGTGAAATTACATCCGGTTTTTCAGGTGCGGGGCATGATCGGCACGCCCGAACATCCGCCGTTCAACCTGTACATCACCAGCGACGCCCGGTGGGAGGAAGCCAAGAAAAAAGGCGGCATCCAAAACCTGCGGCGTTATCTGCTGGACGGCGTTCTCAAAGACGATCAGCGCGTGGAGGACGCGGTGGAAAACCGCAACCGCGCCGTGTCGCTCGACTATACCCTGCCGCCGCAAGACGAATACAACACCGTCGCCGCGTGGGAAATGATACCCACGCCCGCCGAGCAGTTTCAACTGGAACTACAAATCAGCGAGTTTCAAACGCGCCTTGATGAAGTCAATGAGCAAATCGGCACGGAAACTCCCACAGCCGAGCAAGCCGAACTGGTGCGCGATACCACGCTCGTTATCAGCCAACTCAAGCGGTTGCGAACCACCTATACCACCGGCACCGTCGGCTATCTCGAAGAAACACCGTCGGTATTCGGGTACGGCGGCAAAAGCATCCACGACCTCAACGGCGCTCCCAACATAGACAAAATCCGCCGCTCAACGTTCGCCCTTGACCGCGACCGGCCTTTTCACCTCGCGCTGCGCTTTGCCGAGCCGCATGAAAACCAGCGCCCGACGAGTTTTAAGATACGCTGGCACATCTTCACGCTGGAGTTTCGGGGCGGCGATTCGGTTTTGTTTTCGGCGTATGACAAAGCGTATCTCAAAAAAGACGGCACGCCGGACTTGGCGCGCATCGAAGCCGCCGAAAATGAACTGCACGGGTATCTCGATCAGGGGCGTCTGACGGCGGAGGACATGGATAACATTCAGATTGCGCAAACTGAAATCCGCCGCCTCAAGCTCGAAGCGCGCACTCTCAATATCAAAACCGAAGACGACGCCTACAAGCCTTACGAAGCGCAAATCCAATCGTTGCAGGACGCCATTCAAGCGCGTCGCAAGTTTAAGCGCAAGATGCCCAACGCGGCTTACGTCGCGTCCCAGCGCCTCAAAAAAGAATTGTATGGCGTGTATGAAGAACGGGTGAACTTGCAGGAAAACAGCGAGAATTTTTATGGCGACGAAGGCATTGTGCGCCTGACGGTCATTCCCCAGCAGCGCGGCTATATCTCGTTTGTTCTCAACGGCGGCCAGCCTGCGACCGTCGAAATCCCCGATATCCTCGAAACCCGCAAATACGGCTATGTGTGGAACAAAAGCCGGATTTTATTCCAAAGCAACGGCGGCGGCGTGGACTGGCAGTTTTTGTATCCCAACGTGCAGTCGCGCGGCGAATACCGCTTGAAAAGCGTGCCGGTGCCGTTTGAAATCGGCGACGAGGAAATCATTCATTTTTCGGGCGACTGGACGGGGCAAACGCGCAGCATCACCGGCAGCGACGGCGAAACCTATTTCGTGACTTCGGCCTTGCCCGGCGCGGGCATCGCCTTTAAGGTCGTGGCGTCGGCAGACTTTACGCCTGCCCAGCCGCGCTATGATTTTATCGCGCTCATTCGCTCGGACATCGGGCGCAGCGAAGACGCGAAAAACAAGAACAACATCCAGAACGCCTACATCCCGTTTTTGTATTCGCTCAACGCCTTTATCAACGCCGGAGTACTCCCTGACCGCACGGAAGTCGTGTGGGACAGCCAGACGTTTGGGCAAACCCTGACCTGGACGCCGGGTTTTGCCAATCCTAACCGCGACAATCCGATTCTCGATGCGACGGTTTCCTACGACGACATCACGCAAACGCGGCGCGGGTTGCATTTGTCGCTGGATATTCACGACCCCGAAGGCACGGCGGATTTCAAAGGCTACACCGACCACTGGTGCGATTTCAAAGTCGGGTTGTGGCAGCCGCCGACTTTTTTAGAAGGCAGCGGCGAAGAAGGCGATTTTTCAATCACGTGGCCGCTCGAAACCGAAGGCGGCGTGAGCGGCATCGTGGATTACTACAGCGATTGCATTATCCGGGAAGCGGTGCTGATGAACGCGCGCAACTGCGGCGAAACCGACGAAACGTTTCGCGCGAAATACTACGGCGTGGATTCGTTTTGGCGGTTGCGGGTTGAGGACATCTGGAGTTTGTTGGACGAGTTCGTTTTGCCGTGCGACATCATTCTCGACGGCCTCACGCTGGGCGCAGCGATTCGCACGCTGGCAAAAGCCAAAGGGATACCCGACAGCAAACTAACCGGCGTGCAGGCGACGGGCATTTTCGCGGGCGGCACAATTCAACGCGCCGGTGCGGGCGAGCCGCCCCGCAAAGTCGCGCCGCGCGGCACGCGCGCGGGATTACACATTACGGAACTGATGGACGAATACGGCATGACGGACGATTTTCGGGAGTTGCGCTTGCGTTGCCTGCCGACCGGATTGAGTTTGGACGTGCCGAGCCTGGTTTCGAGCCGCGCGCAAAGCTCGGCGGACAGCGCCCAAATCGCCAACGTGATCCGCGCGGGCGCGCAGCACATCCACGACTGGAGCCGCTTTTACAACATCTATCATGTGGAAGGCAAAAAAGACAAGCGCACCGGCGAGCCGATCAAAGCCAGTTATCCCATCCCCGAATCGTGGTTGCCGGGTTACGAGAATCATCCGCTTCATGTTGGCTACGAAAAGGAGTATCCGGTTGTGAAGCGCCCGGAACTGGACACGGCGGAGGACGTGCAGCGCGCGGTGGTGACGCTGGCCTTGCGAAACAGCAAAAGCGGCAAGCTGCGCTCGTTTGACATCTCGTGGTTTTACCCGCCGGTGTATGTGGGCGATACGGTGACGCCCGATGAAAGCGATTTTGAACTGATCCGCATTGGCGGCATGAACTTGAAAGGCATCACGCAGGCCAGCATCGCCGTCAGGCCGCGCGTGGAATTGCCATAACGTAAAAGGAGAAACAATGCCGGTTTCGGCTTACAACGCGATAGACAACCTGAAAGCGCAAATCAAAAGCGAGATGACCGGAGGCGTTAAAACTTCGCTGTCGTCGGGCAGTGCCGGTTTGTCCGGCGCGTCCTATGGCACCAGCAGCGCGCCGCTGCGCTGGGTCGAGGACGGCGTGGTGAAATACGCCTTTGTCTGGGACAAGCATGATTTCGATGACGAATTCGCCGTGTTCATTTAACGCAATCTTCATTTGATGCAAGACCATTCTTACCGCGCGCTTTTACAGCGCCACGCCCGCATTTCGCGCGCGGAAACGGCGCGGTTGGCGCGGTTGGCGCGGGTAGGCGACGTGGAAGCGCGCAACGCGATTGTAGCGGGACATCTGGGATTGGTTCACGCGGCGCTGCGAAAATTCTTCTGGAAGTCGCTGTGCCAGCCGGGGTTGTTGTTGGAAGAAGGCGATTTATTTCAGGAAGGAGTGTTGGGATTACAGCGCGCGGCGGAGTTATACGACCCGGACAAAGGCAAGCAGTTTTCGACGTATGCGACGTTTTGGATTCGTCACACGGTTTCGCGCGCTCTGATGAACGCGGGAAGCGGGGTTCCCTTGCCGATTCACTTGCAGGACGCCATGCGTCAGGCGATTGCTCATAAAACAGGGGCACCGCTGTTGAACGCGATGCGCCGACGCGAAGAGATTGACTGGGGCGCGATTGAAGAAGGATTGCGGCGCGAGGCGTTCAATACCTGCGAACTGGCGATGGAACTGGGTTTTGTCATGCTGGATACCGAAGCGATACTGGACGAAGTGAGCGAACAACCGGAAAGCGATACGACAGAGGATGACAAAATGCTGATTCGGGGCGCGCTTTCGATTTTAAGCGAGATGGAACGGCAGGTGATTGTGGCGGCTTACGGTTTGGACGGGAGCGCAGAAATGGCGCAAAACCAGATTGCCGCGCGCTTAAAAATCGCGCCGCGAAAAGTGCGCGCCATTCACGACCAGGCGCTCGAACGATTGCGAAATTGCGAGTGCTTGAAAAAACGGTAGGATTGTCCTACTCCTGTGGTACAATAAATGCGAGGAAACGATTATGGAACCATTGTTTTGGGGCGGGTTAGGATTGGTGATCGGCGCGGTGGTCGGCGCGGTGCTGTGGGGCGCGAAAATGCGACGCGAGACGGCGACGCGCTATGAGCAAAAGCTCACGGCGCAGTTCAGTGAGTTTTCGGCGTCGTACAACGCCCTTAAAAGTGGGCATGAAGCCGAATTGAAGCGGCTGGAAGAACAACACGCCAAAGAAAAAATCGCCGAATTTCAGCGAGGGCGCGAATCGGACGGCGTGGTGCGCGGCGCGAAAGGTCGCATGGAAAGCGTGAAGCCGAAAACGGCGAACGTGAAAGCGCCTGCCAAAGCGCGCAAGTATGGCGAAAAAATCACGAGCGGGAAATGAGCGACACCACGTTTCACGATGCGGAGAGCGGCGAGTTTGTAACGCCCGAATACGCGGCGCAGAATCCAGCGGCGACGTTTGCGCGCACGGACAGCGTGGCGGCGCAGAACGCGGCGTTTGCGGCGTGTTTTGAATACGAGGACAGGCACGTGTTATGGGAAATGCAGCGCGTGCTGGCGCTGTGCGATGATTTCAGGCACAAGCGGACACTGGAGCGGGCGCTTAAAGCGCGCCTGGCGGAACTGGAAAAAGCGCAGGCGTCGCGCACGCCGCCGGCAAAGCGACCGCGCGGCGGGCTATCGTATCGCAGCGGCTGAGGGGAAAATGAGGGAATTTCTCGTGTCGGAGTTGGCGGTCATTGCGGCGCTGACGGTGATGGCGAGAATTATTTTGAAGTGGAGCGCGAAATGAACATCGAAGCGATCAAAGAGTTTGCCGAGAATTTCCGGCGCGTGGACTGGGGCAAAACCGGCACGCTCGACGGGCAAAAAGTCGCGGTTTTGGACGTGGATTTGACCGGCAAGCTGTCGTTTGATAAGCCGCTGCTGGCGACGGTTGTTTTTCAGGTCAAAGGCGAAAGCGAGCCGCAAAAACTGGTCGGCGCGTTCTGGCCGCGTGATATGCGCCCCGAAAGCGTGGAACTCAACGGCGTGGAAATGCCCGGCGGTAAAGTCTCGCTCGCGGGCAAGCCGAACTGGTTTCCGCCCGGCGTAAAAATCAAGCTGCGTTTGCGTTGGGGCAATGGCGCGCATGAGTTTCTGGTGCAGGGCAAATGCAGTGTCGGGCTGGGCTTGGATTTGCTGAAATTTTTAGGCTGATGAACGCTCACCTCGCCGTTTTGCAAATCGTTGCGGATAATTTGTGGCTGCAAAGCGAAACCGATGCGCCGCTGGAAATCTACGAACCCGGCGCGGCGTGGGAATCGCTTGAATACGGCGCGGCGCTGTCGGGTGCGACGCGGGTGTGTTTTGAGAAGTTCTTTGAGCCGCTGATGATGCCTGAAGGCTGGGAGAACGCTGAGGAAATCGCGATTTGCGAGCGGTGGCACGCGCTGTATAACGCGATGCGCGAAAACCTGACGCAGTGCAGCGTGTGGAAGCGCGACGGGAATGTGTATATTTTGGGGCGCTTGCCGGACGGCACGGCGGGCGGATTGAAAACGCGGGTAGTGGAGACGTGAAATTATGCAACAACCGAACTACAAAGAAGTGATAATCGGCTTTTTGTTTTCGCTGCATTCGCGGCGTTTTGTGCTGGCGCTGATAACGATGTTCATCACCTATCAGGGCGGGCGCGCCGGATTATCGAACGAAGTGTTGGCGATGATTGTCGGCACGGCGTCCTCGTTCATTCTGGGCGAAAGCTACAACGACGGCAAGAAAAGCGAAGCGAGCGGCCTGCCCGAAACCGTTGCGGCGGCGGGCGATGTGAACGTCGGGAGTACTCCGCCGCGCCCTGCTGACGCTGTGCCTGAAAGCGTGGAATGGCGTGAGGATATGCCGGAATCGCGTTACAATCCGCAGCCGGTAGAAAGCGAGCCGGAACTGGCGGTGGAGCCGTTGCCGGATGCGATTGCGCCCGATGCCGGTGAGGAATTTAATCCCGGCGCGGCGGCGGCGTTGCAGGCGCAGGCCGTGATGGAGCAGGAGGCGCAAAGTGGGAACGGTTAATCACCCTATTGTCGGGCGCGTGTCCTACGGCGTGGGAAGCGGTGGGCGCTTGATTTTGCCTGACGGCTGGGCAAGCGCCAACATCGGCACGGTTCACATTCCGCAACTCAAGGGCGTTCCGACGTATGGCGGCGCATTTTCGGGCAACGTGCGGTTCTATAAGCGCGCGATACCGCAACTGCAAGCCGCCTTTGCAGCCGTCGAAGCGGCGGGGCTGAAAGATAAAATCCTCTTTTGGGACGGTTCGTTCGTGCCGCGTTTGAAGCGCGGCGGGAGTACTCCCAGCAACCACTCGTGGGGAACCGCCTTTGACATCAACGCAGAGTGGAACGGGTTTCGCCGCCGTCCGGCGCGTGTAGGCGCAAAAGGCGATTTACACGCGGTCGCTGACGTGATTAAGCGGTTCGGCTTCACATGGGGCGGCGACTGGCGCAACACGCCCGATGGTATGCACTTTGAAATCAACGAGATTTTAAGCGCCTTGCCCGAAACCGAAAAGCCGGTTGTTTACGACTTGTATTTCGGGACTGAAAAAGCTGACGAATTGCCGGTCTTTGATGGTCGCGCGTATGTTGCCGCGTGGAAGTGGGCGGCGTGGATGCGCCTTGAGTTGGGCTGGAACGACGAAGCGCAGACGGTGACGCTGAATGGGCGCGAAGTGCCGGCGCAGGTTCGCCTGATTGACGGGCGCGCGTTTATTCCGATTCGGGAAGCGGTTGCGATGCTGGGGCTGCGCTTGATTTTAGACGATGCCAAACGGCAAATAGCGATAACGAAATGAGCGATTTTCAAAGCAAAAACGAACCGTCTAAAACTATGAAAAAGGATACGCCATGAAACATCGTAAAGAGTGCGCTTATATTGCCGCCGCCTGCTTTTTTATCGCGGGCTTTGTGTTGGGCTATGGGTTTCGCGCCGAACGCGCCGGGGGTACTCCGCTTGCGTCCCCCGAAATGATGCCCACTGCGAACGCGGTGCAAGTCGAGAAGTGGGAGATTGGATTTATCAGGCCATAACGCAGAGCGCCCCGCCGTCGTGTTAGCAGCACGGCGGCGGGACTTCCACACTTCGTAACTAACTACAAAGGATGGCGCGGCCTATTATAGCGCAACCGGCATAAATGATTTTACACCTTGACGCGCAAAGCTGGAGAGATATTTCGATATTTTTAGGGCAAGTCGCGGGAGTACTCACGGCGTGCGCAGTGATCTGGAAATTCATCGGCAAGCCGATGCTGGACGGGATAAAAAATGTGCGTCGGACGTTGCTGTTTATCGAATCGGAATTACGACCCAACGGCGGCGGCAGTCTGCGCGATGCCAGCAATCGAATCGAGCAGGGGCTAAAAACCGCCAATCGCAATATCGGACTGGTCGCGCAGCGCCAACTGGCGATGCACAATCTGGACGTGACGGGCATCTGGGAAACCGACGAAAACGGATTCTGCACTTACGTTAATCCGGCTATGGCGCATTTGGCCGATGCCGCACCCGGTGAATTTATGGGTTTGGGATGGAAAACATTGGTACACCCCGACGACCGCGAGGAATTGGGCGCGGCCTGGAAAAGCGCCGTCGCGGATAAACGCGACTTTGAGTTCCATTATCGTTTTGTCAATGGCGTTGCGGTGCGCGTTTCGGGCAAGCGAATGTTTGCGCCGGATGGCTCCGTTCTGGGCTGGGTCGGCGATTGTCACAAGCGACGGGCAAGCGAATGACCGGCGAATGCAAATGCGGCGCAAAAGCGACACGGCGCTATTTGCACGGCACGCGGCTGATACCGATGTGCGAGAAATGTTACGCGGCGCTGATCGACCTGATTGAGGTCTATTTGAAACAAGAAAACAATACGGAATAATAATTATGGCCGAGTTTCCTTTTCCCCAAACCCCGACAGTGGCCGATCCGGTCATCGCGCCGGGCACTGCGGCCACCGCCGCGCGCCCCGTCGTCAATGATGCGTTTGCGCGCCATGAAAGCGCCATCACCTCGCTTGCCGCCAGCACTGCGCTGGGCAACATTTTGATTTATGGCGCGGGACGTTTTAGCGATTTTCCGATTGTTTCCGCCGAAAACCCGCAAATCGGCACCGGCCTTACGGTGCGGCTGCCCAACGGCGTGTATCTCATCGAAGGCCACGCCGTTGTCATAGACAACCCCGAACCGGAGCCGTATGCAGTGATTACCGACATCACGCCCGCCAAGCCCGACGGCGTGGAAGTCTTTGTCCGTATCAACCCCGATTCGGGGGCGCTCGAAACCGATGCCGACTTGCAGTTTGACACGTTCCCTTCTTCCGACGAGGATTTGGCAACGGTCAAAGGATTGCTGCATATCGGGCTGGTCACAACGGATTTAGTCAGTGTCACCGACCTTGCGCCGTCCACGCGGTTGGGCTTTGGCATCGTGCCCAGTCTGGTGAATCTCGCTAACCAATACGCCGACCACGAAACGCGCCTCGCCGCTTTGGAAGCCGGCGGCGGCGGCGGCGGCGGCGGCGCAAGCGCAGCGGAGCATTTGCCCTGGCAGACTGCCGGTATCGGCAAAGACACCCGTGATACCGTGACGGTCGTAACCCAAAAACTGGCGGTGGTTTTAGCAGCGGCGCAAGACGCGGCGCAAAGCGGCGGCGAGTTTGAAAGCCCAAGCGAAACCGATCAGTTATGGACGTGGCTTCTGGGCGTGCGCCGCGTGGTGGGCATCGCGTTCCCGTCGCTTTTGCGCTTCCTGCCCGGCGGCGGCGCGCAGCCCGGATTATTTGGCACCAGCAGCGCGCCGGATACAACACAGCATGATGTGGGCGGCACGTTGCCGGAAGTGGTAGAAGAACGCGAATACGATTCCCGATGAGCTATCGCTAATGAGCTATCAAACCAAAGGCAAACTCAATACGAATGCGATCTGCTTGTTCACGGCAGAGGACGGCGCGGCCTCGTCGGGCTTGAAGCCGATGTGCGGTTGGCGCGACGGCGCGGGCGTGGTGCGCGCGGGAACGTGGCTGGGCGGTTGGCAGCGGATTGAAGATGCGTGGTCGTTCGATAAATACGGCCAGTGGCAGGGCGCGGCACCGCTTTTGTATCAGCCGATTCAAATGCAGGCGCGCACGGCATCGAATGCGACAATCGCGCCCGAACGTCAGGGCGATGACTGGGTGTGGCGCGTTGCTTCGGGCGAAAGTTTCTTTTTGGACTGGTTGCGTAAAACGGTTTTCGATACCGGTTCGCGCAGCGCCGCCAACGCGACGTTTTTAATCACCGATGCCAATGACGGCAGCATTGTCCGCAGCGGCGCGGTCACGCAGTTGCCGTTTGCGCAAACAACGCTCCCCGACGGCTCGTATTGCGCGTATGTGGTGTATGAAGGCGTGCAGGAAGGGTTGAGGTTGCCCGCCGGATACGCGCGCGACCCGGATTACGATTATACGACGGGCGATGGCCGCGATTCGCATTACAATCCGGTGCTGTATGTGGGCGAAGTCCCTGCTGACCCTGACCACGCCTTGAACGTGTTGCGCCGCGAGTTGATTGCCGAAAACGCGAATGAGGACAACGCGGAATATTCCCGTTACGTCACAAGCGAAGCCGCCCAAAACGGCGAAGGCGCCGCGATAAAATTGCAAGTCGGCGCGGGCGAGTGGCAAAGCGGCGCCGGGGTTTTCGTCACGCCCTCGCGCGCTTTGTGCGAACTGGATTTCGATGCGCCGGTCACGCTCACCGAAGGCGAAAGTAATTCTACGCCCGTGCCGGTGGCGTTTGATCCGCTCGCTCATGTCGTGTCCTTTGTGCTGCATACGCGGCCTGACGGTATCTGGGGCGGAAAAGTGCTGCTGGGCGGCGCTCGCTTTTCGCCCGATGGTGCAAGGCCGTCCCTGTGGCAGTGGAACGCCGATAACAGCGCGACGCTGCTGGGCAGCGCGCCGCAATCGTGTGAGCCGCTTTGCGAGCAAATGCTTTCGACCGGCCTTGTGACTTCGTTGGCCGAGCTAAACGACGGCAGTATCATCATGCTCACGCTGTGCAGTCGGCATCGCTACGATGCGACGGGCGCGACGCCCGAAACGCGTTTGCCGCGCTATCCCTTAGCGACCGATGGCGAACCGGGTGGGCGCAGCATGACTTCGATTGGCGGCACGCGCGTTTTTCACACGACCGAAAGTTTGAAGCGCAAGCCCGACCCGGATACGGAGAGTTTTTATAACATCACGATTGATATTCAGGGCGATAAATTAGTTTACGCGGGCGGCACGGTGGCGAACGTGGACGGCTGCCTGTGGCGGCACAGAAGCAAAACGTGGGGCGTGCGCATTGATGCCAACGACGGCAAAACGTATCTTTCGACCTATGACGGCAAATGGCGCGGCGTCATTCCGCTGCGCACCGACTGGATTTCTTTGCAGCGCGGCGCTTCGGTAAACGGAATGAATCTGGCGTTTGGCTATGACGCGCCAAGCGAGGCCGGTCGCGCGATTCGTGACGACGGGCGGCGCGTGCAGGTTTTGGCCTGCGATTATCGCTTGCGCGGCGGCACCGTCACGCGCCACGCGGCGCATGCGAACCTGCAAAGCTATCTCGCGCCCGCGCGGTTTTTCGACGGCGGCGAATTAAGCGCGGCGTGGGCGCTGGTTGAACTGGACGGAAGCGGTCTTTTGCCTGACGGCGACGGCGGCTTTGAAGGCGACGACGGAGTACTCCCGCCTTCTGACCCGCTCGATGAACTGGGCGTGGGCGATAACCGGTTCTGGCGCGTGCTGCGTTTGTCTGCCGAGTCGCCGATTCATGTTCTGCAAATCCGCGATATGATGGAAACGCAGGCGTTCAAGGCCGCCAACGCCGACGCGGGCGAAACTGAAATCGGCGTGCGAATCAGGATTGACAGCGAAGCGGATTTGGACGATTTTAGCAGTTACATTTACAGGCCGCGTTTGGATAAGGCTTTCGTGCTGCCGGTCGCGGCGTTGGAAAAAGTGGAAGTTTTGGTTGTCACGCGCGACACGCTTGCGCCGGAACAGTTGCCGGAAATCGGGGTAGCGGCTTGAACATCAAAAAACCGTTGCCGGTGAAATGCCGCGAATGTGGGGAAGAAGTGTGCGTGCCGTGCGGAAAATTCGTGGCTGGAAGCATTGATTGGAAAACGCGTTTTGGGGTTTGCAAGAAATGTGCTAAAATCGCGGTATCATGCCAACCAATGAAACCACAGGAACCGATTTAACCTTCAAGCAAAAAGCCGCGTGGCTTTGCGCGCTGCTTTTGATTGGCGCGCTCGTGTTGAGCGCGGCGCTGTATCCAGTGTTCCAGCAGCGCGCACAGGCCGAAAAAGCGCGCGTGACACTGGCGAAAACCGAACAAGCCGAAGCCGCGAAACAGGCGAAAATCAGCGCGGCCAAAGCCGTCAAAATCAAAGCGAAACGGAAGGGAAAAATGGTAAAAATTGCGTTGGGACAAACGAAGCAGGCGGATGCTTATGCAGGCGATCAAACGGCAGGGAGTGTTCCAGGGGAATGGACTGTTTACAACGGCGTGATCGGCGGATTGTCCGTGATTGAGAGCGCGAACGGGAGCGGCTCAACAAGCGCGAGCGGCTGGGTTTTTTCCTCGGACGGGACTACCTTTGTGCCGGTGAACCCATCGTTTATCGGCACAAAAACAATTATTTTTGTCACCGACACACCAGCCCCAGAAGAACCGGGGATGTATCTCGCTGATATCTGGGAACTTGAAGTCGTCTGCATTGACGGTGAAATTCGCATTGCGCCGCAATCTTCATAAATTAGCATCATGCCTCTCAACGCTGCCATTCCCACACCTGAAGCGTGCATTTTAAGCGCGCACGTTTTGCGCGTGGCCGACTTTACCGCCGCCGACTGGCCGAGCGCGACGGGCAGTTATGCGCTTTTAATCAACTATGCGGGTGACGGCGTGACGTGGGAGCCGGTCGGCAGTGCGCTGTTTGAATACGATGGCGGGCGCGACGTGACGGTTTCCGGCACGCCGACAACTGATTCATTGCTGCGCTACGAAACGGACTGGGGCACGCACAGCAGCGGCGATTGCAGTTGGGGCGCAACGTTTTTTCCGTCCAGCGCGCCGCCGAGCGGTTATCGCTATGAGTACGCGTGGTCGGGCGATGTGGTTTCCGATACCGGCGATACCTTTGCGGCGATTGACCCGGTGGCCTCCGAAACGACGGCCACGCGCGCGGTGACCTGCACGGTGAGTTTGGTGCGCGAGAGCGATAGCGCCGTGATTTGCAGCCGCGCGTTTTCGCGCAGTGAATCACTGGAATGCGCGACGGGCTGGAATCCGCCCGTTGATGAAAACGAGTGGGGCGCAGAAAGCTCGCCCGCCGCCAATTGCAGCGGCTTCCCACCGCCCGGCCCCTGCACGCCGCCCGCGCCGGTGGCGTGCTTTGATTCGCTTTCCACAATCGCGCTGGATGCCGTTGCCGCCGCCGATTTTCCGTCTTGCACGACCAACTTAAAATTCCAAACCAAAACCGGCGCGGGCGCGTGGACTGACGCCCAGACCGGCATCGTCGCGGACACCGCCTATACCGTTGCGGCGACCATTGCGCCCAACATGAAAGCGCGCTTTGTGTCCGACGACGGCACGGCGGGCGCGGAAATTGATTTGCTGATTTGCGAGTGCGAGCCATTGCCGCCCGACGAATTATCGCCGCCGGCCATTCCCGACGCGCCGACGCTTTCTAAAACCTGCTCGCCGCCGAGCGTGACAATCACCAGCCCGGCGTTTTCGACAGCGACCGGCGCGCATACAACGAGCATCGAAATCCGCCGTCGCCTTTTGCAAGGTGGCGACTGGGCAACCGTTCACACCTTTGAGGCCGAAGGCGATTGGGACGATGACGGCGTGGCGGCACTGGGCGAATACGAATACAGCGCGCGGGCGTGTAACGCCGCCGG